CATCACCACAGCGGTTAAGCCACGAATAATCATACGGTCTTTCTGCCGTGGGCTTAAATGTGTTTTTCCAACAGGTATGTATTCAAGCTGTTTCAACGAATTTCATCTCCTTCCTCGTCAACTCCAAAAGTATCTGTAGCTTTTCTATCGTCAGTTTACACGGGTTAGCCTTTCGCTCTCTAAATGAGCTTGTACAAAACCCTAAGTACTGCGCTAATTCATCATCATCAAAGTTATTTCTTATTTTGGCTTCTTCTATCAGTATACGAATATTGTCCTTCTGCCATTCTGATGGCTTCTTAGATTTCACAACCTCACTTCCTTTCACCTATAGATTCCAGGATAAATATCTTCTATTATATCTTTCACATCCACACCAAGAGCATCTGCCATGCGTCCAGCACACACGGGTGTAACTTCCCGCATATTTAAAATAATATTCATACGCGACCTGCTCACTCCATAACGTTTAGAAAGATTTGTTATGGTTAAGGAATTTCTAGCTAAAGCAATATCAATTTTATCTCTACTAAGCTTCACGGCCTTACCTCCTCATTTTTAAATACTGATAAACCGCAGCTGCTATAACAGCTAACAACTCTCCTAAAATAGTGCAAATAACTCCTGCTAAAAATGGATTAATGTACATCGTTTATCTCCTCCTCTTCCTCTTGATTCCCCGGCTCTTGCCGTTCTTCTTAATCCTGGCTCTCTGTCCCATTCTCTAAATCTCCTTGTGTTCCTGTGTTGATGTTGTTCAGTCCGGTGCCATCCTGGGAAACATAATCATATGTGCCGGCAGTATAAAGCCATGCAACATTAGTTCCTATCAGCGCTGCCAGTGTTACCAGGAATGCTATAAACCAATGCTTTGCATTCCTCTTGCTTTGCTCTATTACCTCTACAGCAAAATACTGTTCCAGCCCTTCCCATGTTGGCTTGTCCTTCTGGTTTTCAATGTTCATAAATATTTTTCCTCATGTGCTTGCGTAATACAGGAGAAAATGGTAAAATATTCCTGTATCCGCATTAGCGTGGTTAATGTGGTTACGGCTCCGGTTGGTGTTCCTGCACCGCCGGGGCATTTTATAAATCTAATCTTCCGTTTCTACAAGTTCTCCATTTTTAAGCGTGTACCATGTATCTGCTTTGATGTTTACTCCATCAACAACTACCGCTTTCCAGCTGGAAATTTTATAGCTATTTTGTTCTTCTTCTGCAATAACCAAAATTGAACCTAGCCCTCCTTTTGTTTTTACCCTATTTCCTCTTGCAACAGATAATCCATTTTCGCCTGTTGATGATTTTCCCCGACTTGTTGCTGCTCCGCTGTCCCCGGCTGTTGCTGCTCCGCAGTACCCGGCTGTTGCTGCTCCGCAGTTCCCGGCTGTTGCTGCTTTATATTCTATACAAGTTTTTTCAACCTTTTCTTTGGTATATTTGATTGCTGCATTTACAATTCCAGCAATATTCAGTTGCGCACCAATGCGCATCTTTGTTGATGCAATTTTACTATCATCGTGTCTGCTTATGTCTCCACTCTGCTCTACCTCACAATACACAGATTTTGATGGTGGATAATATTTAAAACAATCAAGTGGGTATTCGCATGCATGCATATCGCATTCACAAGCCACGGCTTTATCTTCCTCGTAATCCTTTCCCACTTCATATTGTTTATTTTTGCAGGTCATATCCTTATTAAAACCTTTATACGATTTTATTATTTCTTCCATGTTTCCTCCTTTAATCTTGTCATTCCTACCCCTCTCCTTTATAATTTAAGTACAGGCGTTGCCGCGCCGAGTACATAAGAAAGGAGATAATATGTCTGAAAATGCAATGTTGCTTCTTCGTAAAATGGCCAATGAATTTGATAAAACGAAGCGTAAATCTTTTGATTCTGACTTTTATATTGATTTCTCTGATAGAATTATTAATTAATTAGAATCATATGGATATATCATTTGCCGAAATGATGTTATAGCTTCAATAGAATTAACGTCTGCCGGATACGAAAAGGCAACCAATTAATTCCTAAGAGCCGTCTTGTTGGGCGGCTCTACTCCAATCAGAGTATTTGTTACCCTATCAACCTTACCATCTTCCAAAAATTCAAAATCATTCAAGTTAAAAGACATGGCAATTTCTGGATTCCTACCTGCTTCATGAACATAAGAAACGGATGAAATACCTTTCCCTATAGATTTTCCACATAATTCAAAATAGGTATGTTTTCCATCGCTCACCAATCTAAACTTTGGTCCGTTCATCCTCTCTCACCTCCTACTTTAAGAAATAGAAATCATTATCTTGTCATTCCTCCCCCTCACCTCTATAATCTAATTACAGGCGTTGCAGCGCCAAGTATAAAAATACGGGGTAATCTAATGAAAGAAACTACTGTCAAAGCACTCAATCTAGCTGTTGATGATATGCTAAAACGTGAGCAATCGTCTATCCAGCAATGTATATTGGCTGACTTAAACGATGATATGACACAAGAAGAAATATTTTCAAAAATGATTCTTAATTGTCTTTCTGTGTCTGTGAAATTATCAACCCAGTCAATTTTAAGTCTGCTTGAAGAATCGGGAGTTCTTCGCCTTGATGAACGGGAAATTGAAAAGCATCTTTTAAAGCATCTTTCATCAAGGATAGAGAAGTAGAATCCTGTCGCTGGCTTTTGTGTTCAAGGTCAGCGACTCTTTTCTCCATCTGCTGCCATCGCTTTTTTGATATGTACGTTTCCATCACCTCCTACTCTAAGAAATAAGCTTATCAACTTTGACTTTTAAAACATCCGCGACCGCTTTGAGGCTTTTTACAGTGGGACTTGAATCATTCCATTTGCTAATAGCACCGTTTTTAAGTCCAGCAGTTGTTTCTACTTGTCGAACACTAATACCTTTTTCTTCACATATTGCTTTAATCCTATCGTAAATCAGCAACTTATATCCTCCTTTCTTTTAGAAAAAATTCTACCTTATATATTGACATGATGTAGATTTTATTCTATAATCAAGTTACCAGCAAAATCATAGACAACATCAAAATCTGTATTTTACATTTGGTAGAATTTTTTCTACTCCATATATCTGTATTATACAGACTATATTCTATGTTGTCAATAGTTTTTGTAGACTTTTTTCTACTTTTATCAGGAGGCTACCATGACAACATATGATATAATTTCTGACCTTTGCAAACAACGCGGAATTGCGATTACGGCCTTAGAAAAGGAATTGGGATTTGGAAGGGGGTATATTGGTAAATTTAAGACCAGAGGCACAAGCCCGACAATAAAAAAACTCCAACAAATAGCTGACTATTTTGGAGTGTCGGTCAATGATTTAATGCCCGGAAACGAGAAAGCAGAAGCTGACAGATACTATATCAATCCAGAAACTGCGGCCATAGCACAAGACATTTTCGAGAATAAAGAACTGCGTCTGCTATTCGATGCTGCCAGGGATGCAACGGCAGATGATTTGAAAACTACACATGATATGCTTTTAGCTTTGAAAAGAAAGGAACGAGGCAATGTCGATTGACTACAACGTCCAATTGATTAGCTTTCCATCTGGAAAAGTACATGAAGCCGTAACGCCTAATGAGGATGGAACCGTTACTATATTTTTAGATAAAAATGCAACCAGAGAATCTCAAAGACAGAGGTTCTGGCATGTTATGAGGCACTTAGAAGGAAATGATTTTGAAAAAGATGATGTACAGAACATTGAATATGATGCACATTATGGAGGATGCTCATGAGTATTAAAGGAACGACTAAGGAATTATATATCGGTAAAACAGGAGTTAATTTGATTACATTTATGGGGAATAAAGTATCCCTTGCATATGAACAAATGAAAAGAATTGATTATTGTTATGCGACCAGCAAAAAAGGGTATATGAATTTTGTAACGCAAGCAAACATTATAGAAAATTTTAATTTTTCTAATAATGCAAATGAATTGATTCAAAAAACTGTTGACTTTATTCATGAATATGCTCCTAATTTAGAAATAATAGAATATCATTTAGACGATGAAAAAAAGAACCGTTCAATAAAAATACAGGCTATTTTTGGATATAAAGAATTGGGATTGAAAACAGGATACATAATTATTACTCAAGAACCTTCTGGAAAAATATTTTTAAATAAAGATAAGTCTACATTCTACGATTTAATTGAATATGAATGGGATGGACCAGAGTTTTCAACTTTAACAACTTCTTCAGGAACTACTACAGAAAAGAGCAAGACAAAATCAAAGGAAAAAACATCTAACATTGGATTAGGAGCAGTTGTAGGTAACATAATGCTTGGTGGAATAAATGGAAAAAATAAGGGATTATCAAAAACTCTAGGGAATGTAGTTTCAAATTCTACAAAACTATCATCTAATATTGAAAAGTCTACCAATGCTACTATTACTTTCAGAAATCAAGATAGCAAAAAAATTTTCAAATTGTCATTCAAATGCACTAGAGAAATTGATTCAAAAATACGATGTTTTGATTTCTCTAAAATTCCTGATAAAGCGATAATAATTAATGATGTGAAGCAAAATTTAGAAGGGATTAAGGCCTTAAAAGAATTACTTGACATTGGAGCATTAACACAAGAAGAGTTTGATGAAAAAAAGAAACAGATTTTAAATATGTAAAACAAAACCGGCCCCTGCGCCAACAGGAACCGGCCTACATACCCGAAGATATGTACTATAATTCGCACCTATATTGTACCATCTTCGGGGCGGCTTTGCAAGATATTTGCGGAGCTGTATTTTTTATACCTATTTTTAGGGAAATCAATTGAAGGAGGAAAGAGAAATGACAAAGAAAGCCCCGAAAAAGAAAAAAGGAGAACTGCCGTCTGGAAATGTCCGAGTGCAAGTGTATCTGTATACAGATGATAAAGGCAAGCGGCATTACAAAAGCTTTGTTGCTCCATCACGCAAGGAAGCAAAGGAAATGGCTACTCGATGGAAATTAGATATGAAAGATAAGCCCATAGAGCAATACAATGAACCGGATGAGGACGAGGACGAAGATATAACAGTGAACCAAGCTATTGAACGTTATTTAAACGTCAAGAAAGGCGTTTTAAGCCCTTCCACGCTTAGAGGGTACACAGGTATGCAAAGACAGTATTTCGGCGGAGCATTTGGGCGTAAACGGCTCTCAGAACTAACGAATCCATCTGTACAGATATGGATAAGTGATTTGGCCTCTAAACAACTCTCTCCAAAGACAGTCCGAAATGCCTATGGCCTGTTATCTGCATCCCTGGAGATGTTTGCACCGGATTTAACTCTAAAAGTTAAACTGCCTCAGAAAAAACGTCCTGAATTATATTGCCCCAATGACAATGATATTAAAAAGCTGCTGGAGGCAATCAAAGGTACTGATTTAGAAATAGCTGTTTTACTAGCAGCCTTTGGACCACTCAGACGCGGAGAGATAAGCGCCCTTACTGATAAAAATGTAGAGGGTCGTATTATCCATGTAAGAGACAATATGGTCAAGGGGCCAGACAATCAATGGTACATCAAACAGCCTAAAACGGATGATAGTACAAGGGATGTAGAAATGCCCGCATTTGTAATTGACCGGATATCTGAAAAAAAAGGAAAGTTGGTTGATATGAACCCGGATTACATCACACACCGATTCGGACGAGTACTCAAAAAGATTGATATACCCCATTTCCGCTTTCACGACCTCCGGCATTATGCTGCATCCATTATGCACGCCATAGGCATACCGGACCAATATATTTTGCAGCGGGGAGGATGGGCCAGCGAAAATATCATGAAAGCAGTATACAGAAATGTAATTGACTTGGAAAGCGTCCGGCAGAATAAAAAAATTAATAAGCACTTTGAAAAATTAAACAGCATGTAATAAAATAGCATATTTTTCGTGTTGCATCGTGTTGCATATATAATAAAAAATAGCATATCTTCCACCGTGGTAGGCGTAGGAAGTGCTGTATTAAAACATGAAAAAACCTTGTAAATACGTTGTTTTTCCCGTATCTACAAGGTTTTATGAACGAGCTGCTGACGGGAATCGGACCCGTGACCTCCGCACTACCAATGCGACGCTCTACCGACTGAGCCACAGCAGCTTATTCTGTTTTGGTACGCTCTCGCGGACCTTGTATATATTATCATGACCACATGGTTTTGTCAACAATAATTTTCAATTTTTTCTTCCATTCTATCCCCGCTCATTCAAACCGCTGCCCCCTCAAGCCTCCCAGGCAATTGTGAGCAGCGGTATGTGAGCCGGCTTTCTCAAAGCATCTGAAAATAAGCATCCTAAAATCAATCCTATTCCAAATATCAGAAAATCCCGTCATACCCTTCCCGCAGCGTATCACAGGAACGCCCCAGCTTCTCCAGCTCCTCCGGTGTCAGGGACAGCGGCAGGACTCTCTGTACTCCGTTCTGGTTTATGATGCAGGGAACGCCTGCAAACACGTCCATCTGGCCGTACTCCCCCCGCAGCATGGCGGATACGGTAAGTACACTGTGCTCATCCCCCAGGATGGCCTTGGTTATTCTGGTAAGGGCCATTCCAATACCATAATAGGTGGCATTCTTGGCCTCTATGATTTTGTAGGCGGCAGTGCGGACCTCCTCCTCAATGTCATCAAACCGCTGCCTGCACACCGCTTCCCCGTTTTCCCCGCACAGCTCCAGAATGGGCTTGGTGGCCAGCAGCGCCTGGCTCCACGGCACGAACTCGCTGTCCCCATGCTCTCCCATGACATAGGCGTGGACATTTCTCGGGTCCGCCTTCAGATAATCGCCTAACAGGTACCTGAGTCTGGCTGTGTCCAGGGCTGTTCCTGTTCCCATCACCCGTCTTGGATTAAAGCCCGACAGGGTACAGGTTATCCTGGTCATGATGTCAACCGGATTGGTTGCCACCAGAAACAGGCCATTGAATCCCGATGAGGTAACCGGCTCAATGATGGATCGGAACACCTCGGCATTCCTTTTCAGAAGGTCCAGGCGGGTTTCACCTTGTTTCTGCGCCACGCCGGCACAGATGACCACGATATCCGCATCCCTGCAGTCATCGTACTCCCCTGCGTATATTGTCATGCTGGAATTGGCAAATGCCAGGCCATGGTTTAAATCCATTGCCTCCCCCTCGGCCCTCTTCTTGTTCACATCAATGAGCACCAGCTCATCGCACACCGACTGATTCAGAAGACAGTAGGCATAGCTCATGCCCACCATTCCAGTTCCTACGATTACCACTTTTCTCTTATCTGCTCTCATGTTCTGCTCCTTTCCTGCCGTCCCGGTCTGTTGTTCATATCCTTAGT